AATAAAGTTCTGTATATTTAGATGCTCCAATAATATTGTCTAAATCTGAGTCTTGTATTAAGTATTTGTCTTTAAAAACGGATTTAACAAATTCTAACTGAGTGGGAGAAATATCAAAAAGTACATATTTAATATCTGGAACTAACCTTTTAATAAACATATAATATTCAAAACCATAAAACAATGTACCATTAATTGCTTTGTGGTTTAAAAATTTGTAAATTACACAATTCACAATTAGAACTTTACATTAATTCTTGATAAATTAATTTTAACTCATCTGAGTCTTCATCTAAATCTCTAATTTTTGAAATTACTGTATTATATTTTTTCTTATTACTTTTAATAATAGATATTTCATCTTTAATTACTAAATATTCTTCAAGTAAATCTATTAACTCTTCATCACCTGTTTCAAGTATTTCAAGATATTTTTCTTCTCTATTATTTTCAGTAATAACAAAACCTCTATCGGCTAATTCAAGAAGTGCATCCATATAAATTATCATATCAATATTTGTGTGAGAGTCTATTACATTTAAAAATGTATTTCTAAGTGATGTAGCTATAAACTCTTTTTTAGAGTTTACTGCAAAGTGTCCAAAAGAGTCTTTAGAACCTTTAATAGACACATTTTTTGTTTTAGTATTAATGTGCACCTTTTTGTTATTATCAATATCTTTAACTATCATATTGTAAGTATCGTCATCAACTTCAATTGAAACATTTGTTTCAACTAAAGTAACCTCTGTTTCAATATTTTTATCAATACCAAAAATTGTTTTCATTAGTTTCCTTTAAGTTTTATAGAGCAATTATGTTTGTTTTAAGTCTTTCGTCTGAGTAATTACAATTACAAGTACAAGCGTAATTACAATTACAAGTACAATAGTTACAATTACAAGTACAATAGTTACAGTTACAAAGACATACTTGACCTCTGTTGTAGTTAGCAGTAATTATTCTATTTATATCAGAAGCTTTAACTGGGTTAGTAACATTTGCTGTACCTGAGTATGAAGCAAGTGCATTAATTTCTGAGAATGCTGGTTTAGTACCAATTGATACTGTATTTGCTGCTTCACCTCGTCTAACTCTTTCTGCACCTATTTCATTAGCAAGAGTAACAATTCTTGCTTTTTTAATTAAGTTGCCTGCATAAACTTGAGTGTTTGTCCAAGTTATTCTGTCACTAGTTGATGTTCCGTATATATTTGTTACTACTGGCATTATTTTTCTCCAAGTATAGAAGTTATATTGTTTAAAAATATTTTAAAATTTAAATTATATTTAAACAAATGATTTCTTCCTTCATAATCAACATACGCGTTATCTATTTTCGCATCCCATTTATCAGAAAGATCATCTTTTAATTGTTCTATTTTTGTTTTATTTATATCATCCATCAATCATAACTCCATCTTTTTTTTCAATATTATTAAACGCATTTAAAATTAGTTCTTTAAATAATGGTAAGTCTTGACATTCATTAGTAACTCTTAATGCTTGTTCATATATAATATGAAATAACTCACAAATACTATCAAGTGGTTTATTATCATTTCTTAATTGAGAGAAACTACAACCTGCATTACAAACTAATTCTAACGCACAACCTTTACATTTATCATAATTTTCTGGTTTAAATTGTTCTGACCAATATTTAAAGTCATAATCTTCGTCCATTTTCATCATGTTTTTTGTAGCAAATCTTTGACACGGATAAAAGTCACCTTTAGATGTTAATACTGCACCACTACAACCTGCAAAACAACCAAATGGTCTTTTACCTTTTGCTATACCCATAGTACTATCTAAAATAGCTAATAGTAAAAATCCAACTGAACATCTTTGTCCATTTTTCATTTTGTCAATCCAACTATCTGCTAGTTTAATTGTTTCTTGTCTAAAGAAAATTATATCATCTTTTGTCCAAACATCATCTCTTACAATACTAAAGTCTGGATTTGGTACACCCCAATCAATGAAAAAATCAAAGTTTTGAACCATATCACCTACATTACCAGGCCATACCATAAACTTACAACCATTAACTAAATCCATAATGTACTCTTTTTTATCTTGGTACATTTCTAAAATATCTTTATATAAGTCATCTGAGTCAGCTTTTTTATTTTCCATTACAGGTAATAACGGTCTTGTTTCGTTTGAACTCATACCATCAAATGACCAAGATACGCCAATTTCATTATCTTTAAGAAACTTCGCTTTTTCTTTATCAATCATTGTAAGGTTTGAAATTAAAACAATACCTTTACATCTTGGGTCAGCCTTTAACTTAGGAACAGAATATTCTATTAAGTCCCAATTCAACATAGGTTCCCCACCAAAATATGATAATTGATATTCTGTATGACCTGATCTTTCTAAAAAGTTAGTTAAATCATCCATACCTTTATCATATATTTCTTTTGTCATAAAAGATGATTTATTTGCTACATAACAATATGGACACCCTAAATTACACTTTTCAGTAACACTTAATTCTATTGTAAACATTTATGTCCTTTTTTCTTTAAAATCGGAAAACGATCCAACTATTTTATTATTTTTATCTACTCTTACTTCACCATTTTCACTATAATATGCTTTATAATCCAAAGTATTTGCACACCCATTACACATATCACAAAACATATCACATACAGGAGAAGTCATCATATTTTGTTGCCATAATATTCTAAGTTTATCTTTAGCTAATATAATCAACTCTTTATCACCATCTATTAATGTTGTCCAAGCAATAGATGTTATAAGTCTTTTTGGTTTGTACATAACATAAATTTCAACTAAGTCTTCTACTATTTTAGAAACATTTGCTCTATTAATAGTATATCTTAATCTCCATTCAATTTTATATTTTTTAAATTGTTCAAAAACTTTAAACATATCTTCTAAACTTTCTTTACCACTATGATAAACTCTTTCAGCATTACCTGAACCATCAAAACTACAATCTACTGAAATATATTTATTGTATTTGTAATTTTTAAACTCTTTAGCAAAGTCGTCATTAAGAAATTTAATGCCATTTGTAATCATATTAAAGTGACAATTTTGTTTTTTGCTTAATGCATATTCCATAGCGAATTTACATTTATCCCAAACTAATGTTGGTTCTCCACCAAATAGAACAAATAATGTTTGTTCATTATCTTGTTCTCTTTCAAGAACTAAGTCAATGTTTGTCATTAATTGTTCTTCTGACAACTTTTCTTTTTCTTTACCACCAAGGTCTTCATAACAATATGTACACGCTAAGTTACATTGATTAGTGAGATATAAAGTATTTACAGCACTATCTTTTATAATAGTTTTATCTGTTAATGTTCTATCAATGTAAACACCTTTGGTAAATGACATTATGCGTTATCTATTACTGAGTTTATAAAGTTTAATTTTTCTTTGATGTCGGCTTTTAGTTCTTCATCACTTTTAGGTTCTTCGTCACCTTCAATAAAATCTGTAATACCAGAGTCAGCAACAAAATCTGTTTGAACATCTCCACCAGCAGTACCATGTTCTTGTATATATTTTAGTAACAAATCATCAAGTTTAATATTAAAGAAAGACTCAAATACTTCAATAGTATCTATAGTTTCTTTAGACTTATCAGCTTTATATTCACCATTTTCATCAAAAAGTGATACAATTAAGTTAAGACCTTGAGCCATTGAATTAAACATAATATTGTGAATGTTTTCGTCTGTAATGCTATTAATAATTTCAAAAATCAACTCGACTTTTTCATCAACTGTGTTATACTCTTCTTTTGTAATAATATTTTCCATTATTTTCCTTTTTTGTTTATTGCACTTAGTAATGATTTATGAACTTCTTTGTTTACTTTAAATACTGTACACATATTAATATTTTTAGTTGTCCATTTTGTTGTATATTCATCTAAACCATTTTTGTTATTTACAAAATCATTAAGTTTAAATTCAGCTGTTTGTTTTGTACTTTCTAATTCAAAACTACCTGCTGGACATTTCATACAAAATAAAGCGTCACAAGAAGTACAATCATCATTCATAAACGACAATGTGTTATTATATTTATCACTTGCTTTATCAAGGTTTTCAAATATGTCTACATCATTAATATTTCCAATAACATGTGCACCATTATCATCATACATTGTACTATGACAAGGAGATAAATCTCCGTTTAGGTTTAACGCATAATAATTAATACCGGCTTGACATAATGCTTTTGACATTTGAAACCAACCAAATATTTCTGGATTAATATTATTTTTATATATATATTTAGCAATATCCTGTAAACCTTTTTGAAGGTCAGCCATTTGTTCATAATAAATATCTTCCCCTACACCATAATCACTAAACGAGTCGGGTGTTGGAAAGTAATTGTAATTACCAGGAATATTAATTACATCTAAAAATGCTGAGTAAATGTGTTTAAATGTTCGTGGAGTAATTGTACTTTTAATAGCTCGCTCGACACCTATTTCACCTAAAATAGCAAAACCTTCTTTTACTACATCAGAACTAGATTTATTGTTTTTAGTAACTCTTTCTGTATCATTAACCATACCACCATCATAACTAATTTGAATAACTAATCGTGGTGTGCCTTGTGAGTTCATTCCAAGTAATCTATTAATATTTTGAATTGACTCTCTATATTGTTTAATATACATACCATTTGTATAAAAGAAAAACTTACTAAGTTATCTTTTGCGTGTTCTGTCATTATACTTAAACACAATTTCATATTCATCATAGGCTCGCCACCCCAGAATGAAATATTAATTGGTTCATTTGGTTTTTCAATTTTAGACTTTGCTATAAAAGTATCTATTTCTTCTTTTGAAACATTTGTTTTTGAATTTTCTATTACTGATTTATCTGGAACATCAGGGTTATGTCCTTCTGAACAATATTTACACCCTAAGTTACAGGTACTAGTTACATTTATATCAAGAGTCATTTTGTTTTAATTCCTTTATTTCTTGTTTTAAATCCTGTATTTCTTTTACTAAAATTGGTATTAATTGAATGTAATCAACTGAATAAAATCCAGTGTTATTCATTTGAACAATATTAAAGTCATCTGGGTCTTCTCCAGAGTCTATAATTCCTTGTCTAATATCTTGAGCCATTATACCCATAGAATATTTTACAGTATCTAACCCTTTTACTTTATTATTATATTTGTATCTATATGGTTTAAGAGCGTCAAAAAGTTTATCCATTAGTATCCTTTTACATTATTTATTATAACATAAATTTGGTTAATATTATAGTTTTTCTACTGTAAACTCTTTAATTAAGTATGAGTTCACAATATTAGGATTAGTTACTGTTCTTACAAATCCGTAATTATTAAGTATTCTACAGTGTTATCTGCTCAACACTTACAGTAATAGTATATGTTAAAATTAATGGAGGTGGAGCTAATGTAATAGTAATTTAATATTCTAACTTATTTAGTATTTGTGCTAAGTTAAAATAACTATTTTAAAATCCAAAGAAGTTGAATACTCGTTTATTATAGTAAAAGAAGAACCATCTAAAGAAGTAGAAATTGTTACAACTGCTTTTGAATTTACCCAAGTATTAATAGTATTTGATCCAACTTCTGTATCCTTTACTTTTACTTGAATATTAGATGAACTTAAATCAATATTTTTGCCAGGAAATACATTAGAAGACAAATGTATAGAACTTTCACCAGCAATTATAGTTTCTTCTATAACACTTTTAAGTATTATTGTACTTGCTGGAGCAAAATAAGTGCTATTATAACCATCTAATAAGTCAGCATCAATACCACTTCCTGTTCCATCAACTCTTTTAACTGCTTCTAAAATACCAGCATCTGACATTGTTGCATCTGCTACATAACCATCAACTTCTGCTTTTGTGTAAGTATCCGATTGAGGTGCAAAAAATACTGTATCATGACCATCTAATAAGTCAGCATCTAAACCACTTCCACTTCCATCTACAGTTTTAAGTTTATCTAAAATATCAGTTGCATTAATTACAATGTTACTAAATTTATTAAAAGTTAAAGGAGTTGTATTTAAAGTAACTGGGTCTGTTGCTGATAAAATCCAACCTGTATTATTATTAGTAGCACCTTCATTAACAAAACAATACATACCATTATTTACTTCACTTCCTGGATTATTATCTGCATCTTCTGATCTTACCCATGCTACAGAACTTGCTGTGTATAAACCATTTTGAGTTAAATCAGTTTGATTTTTAACAAGAACTCTATCATTTTCTAAAAGTGTAATACCATCAATAACTAATAACCCACTTAAAGTAATATTTTCAGTTGTAGAAACTCTTACTGACTCTTTTGCATCTAAACCTGAAATTAAACTATCAACATAAGTTATATCAGCTTTATTAGTAGTTAATGTGTCTATATTAGTTTGTAATGTAGTATCTTGTGTATCTACATAAATTGATAAATCATTTAATTCTGTATTTACATAAGATAAATCAGCTTTATCTAATGTTAATGCCGATACATTTGTATTAATTTTAGTATCTAAAGCTAAATCTTGTGTATCCACATAATTTACATCAGCTTTTTCATTACTTAACATTGTTACATTTGTATCAATTTTAGTATCAAGAATTAAATCTTGTGCGTCTACATAAACAGTAGATGCCCCTGTATTTTCTAAATTTGTTATACTTGCTTGTAAAATTGCTGTTTGATCAGTTATAGTAGTAGTATTAGTAGATATTTTTGCATCTAATAATGCATCTTGGTCATCTACATAAGTTACATCTGCTTTATTAAGTGATAAATAATCTATTTTAGTATCAACATAAGTTTGAGAAACTCCATCAACACCTGCAATAGCGTTATCTACATAAGTTATACTTGCTTTTTCTGTACTTAAAACATTAATATTTCCTTGAATAGTAACATCTTGTGCGTCTACATAAGATTTATCAGCTTTAGCTAAATTAGTTGCTGCTAGACTTAAATTTACAGTATCAATTTCTCCATCAACATAAGACTTTGTTACACCACCCGCAGTTAAATTTAAAATATCATTACTATTTGTAGTTACTTGAGTTTGAATATCTGAATCTTGTTGGTCCACATAAGACTTATCAGCTTTTTGAATTTGTAATAAATCTATACTTGCTATATTAGTATCTATATCAAGTCTATTTTGAACAATATTATCTGTATTATCACTTACAATTACATCTAATGCTGCTACAGTAACTTTATCAGCTTTAGCTAAATCTAAAGCATTATCTTGTGAGTCCACATAAGATATTTCTGATTTACTAGTCATTGATATTTCAAGTGTTTGAGTTCTTTGGTCATTTAAAGTTAAATCACTTTGATTAGCTTTAGTGTTAAGTAAAGAGTCACTTTCTGGTTTAGTGTAAGATACACCTATATCAGTTTTTGTATTTAGTAAATCTTGAGTTTCTAATTTAGTAAAATAATCACTTACTAAAGCGTATTCTGATGCTGGAACACTACCTAAATTTAAAGCATTATTTACTTCAGATACTGCACCAACACCTAAGTCAATAGCAATTTGAGTAGCAGTTGAAACTGGTTTATCCATATCTGATGTATTATCTACATTTTCTAAACCTAATAATTCAGTAGTAACACCATGAGCATTAATTGTAGTATTATGAGTATCAATAATTAATTGAGTAGCTGTACTAATTGGTTTATTCATATCAGATGTATTATCTACATTTTCTAATTGAACATCAAATTTAGATAAAGTTACATTACCAGTTCTACCGGCTACACTTTTAACTAAATCATCAAATTTTTTCCAAACTAATACACCGTTCATAATAGAACCATATTCTTCAGTATCTAAAGCAAATACAATTTCTCCAACTCTTGGAGGATTTTGTGTTATAATTGCTTTAGTATCTCTTCTTTGAATTACACCAGTTAATGCCATTTAATTTTCCTTATAACTGAACTTTAACAAAACATTTAATTAATGTTTCATCTTCAGTGTATTTATTTTCTAGTGAAATACCTATAATTTGGTCACCAGAATTTGCTTTGATACCAACATTACCATTAGCTGTAATTTTATCACCTTTATTTATTAATCCAATTATTCTAACTGGAGTTTTACCAACCATTGCTACTGGTACACCTTTTGTTGAAGAGTCAAGTAAAAAACCTGGTTTATTTGAAACTACACCAAAAATATTATTTGTATTTTCTTCAACATCATAATCATCTGATGTACTAATTTGTAATAAAGTACCTACAGAATATGTTTCTTTAGAAGAGTACATTTCCGCGAGATCGGCGTAATTAGCAGTAGAAGCTGTACCATTTATGTTACCACTTCCATCTCTTACAACAACTGTATTAGGTGTTGCATTAACATCACTATTATGAAAGTCTAAAGTATCTGCATTTGCTGCTGTACCACTAAATGTTGGAGCTACAATACCTACACTAAAGTTCCATTTATTATTGCTTGATAACCAAGTTATTGTTTTATTTGTAGCACCTAATAAAGTAATACCACCACCATCTGCTGTTATTTCTGTTGGTATATCAGTTACACCAATTTCAATATTTTTATCATCAACTTGAAGTGTTGTTGTTGATATTGATGTATTATTGCCTTCTACAAAAAAATCTCCATTAACTGTAAAATTACCATTAATGGCTACATCACCAGTTACAGACCCATTAATATCTGATCTTAAAAATTGAGAGCTAGTTAAATTATCTAAAAGATCTGAGTTATCGGCTTTTGCGTGTAATGGCAAAAATCTAGCATCTTGTTCAGTTTCTGTGTAATATCGGTCATCATGAGTATGTGAGTCATTAATAACAGTAGTTGTAATATTAACATTTGAACTACCATCAAATGATACAGTACCAGTTGTATCTCCACTTAATTCAATAGTTACTGGACTTGATAATTTATCAGCTTGAGCTACAGAACCTGTTGCTGAAGCGAATTCTCTCCAAGATGTCCATGAACCTACATAAGAACGGTAATATAATTTATTTTCTGTAACAGATGTTGCAATTTGATTAACAAAATTTCCTTGACCACTTACAACAATAGCATAAGTGCCTGTTCCATCTGGTGCACCAACTCCACCCGGAGATATTAAATAACTACCCGGAGTTAGCATTGTGTTCATATTAGTTATTATACCAACTTGCATAAAGAACTCTGAACTTAACCCATCTAAATAATCAGCATCTAAACCTGAAAACTCTCCATCTTCATTTTGTACCATAGCCATAATATTTGTTGAATTAAATTCTGTAGCATCTAATTTTGTATCAATTCTATTGTTTACTGTGTCTACTAATTTTTGAGATGCTGGTTTTGTTAAACTAGTACCTAAAACATTTGTAACAACTTCACCATTTAATTGTGAAGAGTCTTGTGCTTTACCATCAACATCTAATTTTTGTGCATCTTTAAAATCTACATAACCTTTTGTTGCTGGGTGATATTGTTCTGAAGGACTATAACCTTCTTCATTATCTTTTGCTAAGTAATTTGAAAAATCTCCAACTTCTGTATAATCAGTATTTACTGCTAGTTCCCATTCATCTAAAAATAAATCTGGTCTTTTATTTATTGATAACTTTTTAGCTCTATAATATTTATCGTCACCATCTTGATTTTGAACTAATTCACCTACTATGTAATTTTCTACTGGACTCCAACTAATTAATCTTTTATTATTAAGAATATTAATAATATTGTGTACATTATTAACTTCTTTTTTTAATCTTTGTGGAGATAAATTTAACGAGAATTCATCAACTAATTCTCCATTTTTAATAGAGTAATCAGCTACAAATTTTGTAAAATCTACTTGGTCAAATTTAGATGCCATTTATTACTCCTTAAACTTTAATTTCTACAATACCATTTTCAGAATCTGAAATAGCTATTCCTAATAATATTTTACTTTCTTCAAAAGTGTAATCACTTACTGCTACACCAAATCCATCTTTTGTTGCTATAATGTATTGACCTTTGTGAGCACTACCAATAATTTTACAAGGTACACGACCTTTAAGAGCTATATATGTACCATCAATATCTGAGTTAAGCATATAACCTGGTTGAGTTGAAACAACACCTGCTAAAGGAGTATTTGCATTATAAAGTGTTAATTCACTTTCTTCACTACCAAAACCTAAAACTGTGCCTGGTTCATATTCTACATCAGTAGTATATTTTTCCGCAATATCCGCATATTCTGAGCTTGTTGCAAGTCCATCAAAAAGGTTTGCTGTTATAGTAGTTGAATTTAATGTACCAATTGTACCAGATGTTGCTGTAATTGTACCAGTGTTTACATTACTATAATGTCCATTTACGCTGTAAATATCATTAAATCTTTTATTTACTTCACCTAAATCTGAAGAGGTTCCATCATCCCAAGGTACTAAACCATTTTTAGGAGTCATTAAAGCAGTTGTACTATTTTCAGCACTTCTCATCATCATATGACCGTTTCTTTCTAATAAATTAATGTATAAGTCAGAAGCTATTTGAACATATTTTAATTCTAAATCTAATGATGCTGTATCAAATACTGCCCAACCAACATTTGGTGGTTCAATATTACCATTATCTTGTGTTGCTATATATACTGTACCTAAATGACTTGCAACATCACCTTCAGAATAAGTTTTTCTTGCATCCCATGCTAATGGGTCTTCACTAAATTTCATTTTTACATAATTGTATAAATCATTTAGTTCTCTTTTAATAAATAACGGAGCTTTATTTGCTGAGGCACTTGAAGCAACTGTTCCGTATTTTATAATTTCTGTTTCTTTAAAATCCTCTAATGGTAGTAATTCGTTCATTTTGTCTCCTTAAAACATTATTTTCCAAGTGATACGAAGAGAGACTGTGTCGTCTTTAATCTTACCCTTGAAAGTTCTCATACTAAAAATTTCTGTACCTGTATAAAAAGCACACTCTGTATATATTATTGTACCAGTACCATTACATGCATCATTATGTACCATAATTTCGTATACAACATCAGTACCTTGTACAGTACATTTAACAGTAGTTAAACCATCATCAGCAATAACCTCATCTCCAGAAACACCAGTTACAGTAAATCTAATATCTTCAAAATTAGTACCGTTAGTACCTGTTGCTTCTGAAAATAACATATCTCTATCTGATGTAAACCCTTGAGTTTCCGTTTTTGGTGCAAGTAAATCTCCACCATCAACATCTTCAGCTCCAATGTGACCCTCTGTTCCAAGAACAAATCTGTCAATTACAGGAGTAGCATTAATATTTGCTAAGTATTTAGCAAATGTCATTCTCGCTTCATCCATAATAAGGTTTTTTTGTTCAAATGTATCTATTACTTTACCGTCTTTTATAGCTTCAACTTTAAAGTAACCATGTACTTTGTCAAATTTTTCAGTCATTAATTGTACCTTTTTCTATTATTTATATTATTTATATTATTCTAATTTAAGTGGTGTAACTTAAAAAAATCCGCCACCAATGTAATCACCGTCAAATACAAAGTAATCAAAATACAAGTCTGTATCCCAAACATTTTTATCATAAGTAATTACAAATTCTTCTGAAACATATTCACCATCATAATTAAATTCTTCAAATTTTAATCTGTGCTTATCCCAATGTACAATAACACCAAATGGGTCCTCAAATGGAATTTCACATCTATGATTTTCTCTACTATCTGGTAATACTGGTAAATCTGGATTAATTCCACAATATTGTAACTCTTGATGCCATTCATATTCATCACTTGCTGTTTTACCACTTAAATTGCGTAATACATTTTCTTGTACTGCAACATCAAAATCAAAACCTTCAAAATACATATGAGTATTATCCCAATAATTACCTAATCTATTTGTTAATTCATCAATACCACCAGCACTAAATGTTCTTGTATAATCAGTACCATCGTGTACACCTGTATAAGATTTATATGTAACTGGAATATCTTTATTTACTAAAATATCACCACATATTGTAGCACCTACATAAATATTACCCGCGCCAACTACATTTTTTTTACCAGTTGTACTTGATATATTTGATATATCTTCAAACTCAATATCATCAGCTACTGTTGTTATAACTTTTGTTCTATAACTTAAATATAAACCACAGTTACCATCATATTCGTTATAATTAATGAGAATATCATTATCATCATATAATATTAAACTTCTAGGATTATCATTAGATACTAAAGTTTCTCCGCTTGCAAAAAATACAGTAGTTCTTTTTGTAGCACTATCTCCAGTACCTAAATATTCTACATTTATAAATTCTACAGTATTGTCATCAACTAATTGGTTTCCGTTATGGTCTATATTTGTTAAGTAATTATCTTTACTAAAAATATCACCATTCATACATCTTACTTCTAAACCATCTGTGTTAAATGTGTACTCAAATTTTAAATCAAAATAATCAGTAAATGATTGATAAAACACTCTTTGATAAAAATACGCCCACCCAACTGGGTGTGTTAAAGGTTTAACAAAATGATTATAAATCTCATCAATCATTGTTCCTTCAATAGTGTATTCAAAAATATTATCACCTTCAAAATATTGAAACCTTCCAATATTATCTCCAAGGAAGTCATTTTGTACACCACTATTAATAATTACATTAAATATGTACTCCATTGCTGTTGAAGTACCTTTTGCTTGTTTATAATGTTTATTTGTTAAAATGTATTCTTGTTCTAATAAACTTACTATATCTACACTTAAATCCATATCTTCAATATTAAGATTAGCTGCTCTATACGATGTTTTTAGTGCATTATATAAAGCTTCATTATGTTCTGATTTACTTAAAACTTTGTAAATACCATTTAGGTATATTTTAATAAATTCCTCATAAATTGGAACTTTACCTTGGTCAAGAATATTTTTAATGTCAATAGAAATATCAGAATGTTCATTAATATAATTTAAAAATATATTTAATGAGTCCTTTAATAACGGAATATCTGTTATATTATCAGGAGTTATGGCTGGTATTATTTCTTTAATCATTTAATATCTCCTTAATAAATTGATACTGTATTTAATTTAAAAATTGAACTTCTAATAGTACTAATATTGTTTGTTGGATATTTTAAATCAATGTATTTAGCTTCATCTAATTCATCAACAAAACTATCAGTCATTAATTTTACTTTAATATAAGTTGTTCTATCATTGTATATGATGTATTTACCTATTTCTTCATTACTCTCTTCTTCATTACTCTCTTCTTCATTACTCTCTTCTTCATTACTCTCTTCTTCATTACTCTCTTCTTCATTACTCTCTTCTTCATTACTCTCTTCATTATTACCTAAATATACAGGAAAAATAATTTGGTGTCTATTTTAGTTAATTCCATTTCAGTACCTAAAGGATATTCAGGTATAACTGAAGGATTAGTATAATCAACATATAAATTTCTACCATCTACAAAATTTTCTGTATCAATTCTTGGTATATTGTCTTCTATAATAAAACCTGTATCAGAATATAAATTTTCATACGGTGTATCTAAGTATAAATGAATAGCATTTTCTTCTACATCAACAATTTCTGACTCAACAATAGCTTGAGTTGTTTCTGTACTTATTGACTTATTATCAATCATAATTTTAAATGTAACATCAAGTTCTAAACCTGTAATATCAGTAAGAAATGAGTCTAATTTTTTAATTGTATTTGATTTAAAAAATTCTGCTCCAAATGTTTCTAACTCTAAAATGTATTCATTTAATAAGTCAAATATTTGTTGTCTTACTTCTGTATGTACACTAGATAATGCATATTTCACAATTTTTATATCAAAGTTCATTAATACATATAATGGGTTTCTTATATTATATCTTAATGATGGAAGATTTAAAACTTTAATTGTATCAAGTACCCCAGGATTTTTAATATTTCCATTAACATCAATTTCATTTGAAATTATTTCATTTGGAAGTAAGTAATTATTATTAACATCTGTTAAATTATCTAATGTCCATTCTGTATTTTCAGTATTTTGTGAAAATGTTCTATTTGACTTTTCTGGAGTAAGTGATAAGAAAATATTACCTAATTTAATAGGGTGTTCATCTTCTCCACCAAATACAAATGCTTCTTTACATGCACTATGCTTTTTAGCAATAACTTCATAATCATTTGCTGTAACACATCTTGATGCTGTATTATGAAGAACTGGTGCGTTATCTTTAATACTTTGGTTTGTTTCTATTTCATTACCTTTAATAGATAATTTATAACTTATAATATCTAAATCAAGTATTTCTGTAACTGGTAATTCTGTCATTGCTCCTTCTGTACCTTTTGATTGTAAAATATTCATTTCAACAATAGCCCCAGTTGGTACTTTATTACCTACATTGCTTAAAGTAAAGTGAATTCTTGGAGTATCCATATCAATATTTTCAAGTCTAATAAACTTTTTACTAAGATTATCATCCATATCAATTAATAATGTAGGAGATTTAAAAAATCTTTCTTTAGTACTTAAAATACCATCATCTTGATAATATGTGATATAAACTTCAATACCATCAGACTCAACATCTGGATATGGAATATCTAAATATTGTTGATTAGCAATTACTTGTCTAAGATTTTCTGGCTCATCTACATAAGTAATTAAAGTGCCTTCTTTTACTAAAATAGTAGTTTTATCACCAATAGTTGCATCAAAATCAAAATCATCACCCATATAATAGTAATTATTATCTCCAGCAGTAAATTTAGATAAATGAGGAATATTATAAAGTTTTGTTTCAGTAAATTCTAGTTCTAATTCATAAACAAATGATATTTTTTGAGTTGCTTCATAACCTAATAATCTAGCATCTTGTACAATGTTATCCCTTTTTTGAGCTAATGTTAAAATTGTTTCATTAATATTAACTGCTGTATTAGCATTTAGTGTACTTACAGTATAAGCCATTGATGTAATTAATTGTGATAGATTTGAGCCATCATACGGAGAGTCATATCCTTTTTCTGTGAATAATTCTGCTATTCCACTATATATTTCATCAAATGAAAACGGTACTGTTTCTTTAATTTCTGCCATTTATTAATCCTTAATCTTTTAGTAATATTGTAGTAGTAGCATCAATGTTACCGCCTAAAATATTATATGTGTAATTTATATCTGTTATAAGTCTATTATATTCTGGTATTTGTTTTATTTTAATATTATTAATAACAATTCTTGGTTCCCATTTAAGAAGAGCACTAATAATGCCTGTTTTTAAGATATCATTTGTACTATTATTATCCATTAAATCAAATACTACATTCATAACATTTGACCCAAAATCTGGTTTACCGGGCATAGATCCAATTCTTGTTAATAGTATATTTCTTATAGAATTATTTATAGCTATTTCGTTAGTGTCAATATTTAATGCGTCATTATAATCATAATAAGCAAACTTATCTTGTGGTTGCTTTTCTGCTTCGCCAGCGTAATTATTATAATCTGCTTCTACTACAAAATTCTGAGACATATAGACCTACTTTTTAAGTATTTATATTTTTTTATATTAAGTATTTGGAATGTTTTGTGGAGGTTTGTGTGTTTGTGTGTTTGTAAGAATTAGGAACAAAGTTCCTAAAGGGTGTTTAACTCCGAAGAGTTAAACTAAATGGATTAAGCTAGTGCTGTTCCGGCAAAATCAATTCCGAAGTTTCTTGCGTACTTAGCAGCACGGTCATTAGAAATAGGAGTTTCAACACCTGGAATTGTTTCTAGAGCGTATCTAGTTTTAGCAATAATTGCTGGTTGTCCAGTTTCAAAGTTTGTAACTTTTGTAAAACTAAGTGGAACATAAGGAGCAAAGAATCCCATTGAATCTCTTCTATCAGCACCTTTGTACATTACTGTAGCATAGTCTGTAGTAGCAAATTGATCAACAACAACTTTGAATTTGTTATCAAAGATACCTGCAACACCACCTGATACTGGTTGAGTAGTACCGTTAGCTTGTTCAGCTATTTTAAAAGAACCAACTTCTTCCATCATTGTAACAACATTTGGAGATACAACAACTATATTACCTTGACCTCTTTTTGTGTCAAGACCAATTTGTGTAGCTTCTTTTTTCATTTTGATAACTTCTGTTCTATACTTCTCAATTTCCCATCTACCGTCTGCTGCTGCTGGAGCAAAAGAGTTTGATACTGGAGTTGCGTTTGTATTAACAAAGTTTACAATTTCTCTGTCTAGTTCAGCTTGTACTTCATAAGAAATTAATGACATAATTTCATCGTCTGCTGATAAACCGTGTTGAGATTTTAAATCTTGGTACATTTCCACTGAATATCTACCTTTAAGTGCTCTTGATTTAGCTTCAACGCTTTTTCTAGCGATTTCAAAACCAACTTCTGACATACCTTCACCAAGTACTTCTGCTTCTGCTGATGTAATTGAACCTGTGTAATTAACAAATACTTGACCAAATGCAAGTTCATTTGTAAATACTGCTGAAATATCACCTGCTACTGCTAGGAAACCTGTTGTAACTTGTACTAGTGCTTTATCACCTTCAACATATGCTACTGTTGCTGTTGCTGCTGCACCTGAACCATCTACACCAGTTACTGTATCACCAACTGCTGGAGTATTTGCACTGAATACAAGAATTTGACCTTTAGTATTTGGTGAAATTGAACCATCTGCTTTGTTACCTAAGTATCTGTTAGTAAGTGCATAAATAAAACCTGTTGGTAAAGCCATTGGCTGAACACCTAAAATTTCGTTAGCAATAAGGTTTGGATAAACTCTTCTTACAAGTGGCATAATGATTGGAGTGAATGTAGCTACATCTGATGCAACTGTACCTTCTGCAAGTACTTTTTCAGCTTCTTCCATTGCGTTTTCTAACATCATTCCCATATAAGATGCTTCTGCACCTTCAGTTAACGCTGCGTATTTTTCTGATTCAACTAATTTTTGAATTTCTTCGTTCATTTCTTTCATTTTTAATTCTCCTTAATTTGTGATTAGTATAAGTGGCTAAATGATGTTGTTAAAGATGGTTTTGCAACTACTTTTTCTACGATCACTTTTTCTTCTACTTTTTCAACTACTTTATCTTCAACTTTTGAAGAACCTAAATTTTCTTTAATTGTTTCTAACTTTGTCATATAACCAGCAGAGTAATCAAACTCAACAAGATCAGCTAACTTTTCAAACTTTTCAGCTTCAACAACATTAAGACCTTCTTTCATTTCCGAAATAATTCCCATTTTCATCATTTGTGCTTTTTCTTTTTCTAGTTTGATGTTTTCTTCAATTAATGCATCATACTTTTCAACACTTTCAGCTAATTTAACTTCTGCATCTGTTGAGTCTTTTGCTTCACTAATTTTAAGAATATCAGATCCAGTTGCAACAATCATTGCATCCATTGCTTCAATTACCATATCTGCTTTTTCTGATTTAAGTGACTTATCTAATGCGTCTTTTGCTTCAACCATAAAATCATCTACTACTTTTTCTAAATATAAATCTACTTGATCAAGTAATGTACTTTCTTTTTCTTGTGCATCTTTTTCTAAGATAGCTTGAAATTCCTCAGCTTTTTCTTCTAATTCTGAAATTTTGTCTTCAACTTTTTCAGCAATCATTTCTACAGCTTTAATTTCAGCAAGTGTTTCAACTTTTTCACTAATAGCTTCTTCAGATACTTTTGATGCTTCAATTACTGCAGCGTCAAATTGTTCTTTCAATTCTACTTTTAGTTCATCAGTAAAAACTTTTTCATCTAAAGATTCAAATAATTTTTCTAACTTCATTTATGTCTCCTTTAATTTTCCTATTTAAATAGGGATTAAGTATTTAATACTCTTTTATTTATACTTCTTAAATACTTAAAATCCATCTATTCGTACTATTTCAACTGAATTTTAAGTTAATTTAAACAAATTCAAACAAATTTGAGTATATAACTATGTGCTTCTCACACATTTTATACATTATTTATAGAATTTTATTTAGACTCTAATAATGTTTTTAGTAAGTCACCAAACTTTTCTTTTGTAGCTTCTTGAATATCAGTTTTATTAAATAGAGTACATTCGTTTTTAGAACACATTTCCACTTCATTAATTAAACCAGCTTCATTAACTTCATAATCTTTGTCTTGTAAAATACCTTCAACAATGCCCATCATTGATGCATTTAAATCTGATTGTTGTTGATTAGGAATTACATCAAATGTAATAAGTTTAAAACTTTCAACTAAACCATTTTTAACACTACCAACACCTCTAGATGATACTGACATTTTAATACCATTATCAATTAAAGTTTTAAGTTGGTCAGCTTTAGGATTGTCAAGTAAAACAGCCTCACCCATAACATACTCACCATCAATATAAAGTTTAGTCATTTTAGCAACGGCTTCCATCATATCAACATCTTGTCTTGGTGGATGATTAAGTTCTAATAAAGAATTTGAGCTACCAGATTTTAATACACTCTGATAATCTTTTACTTCTTTCTCCCAAATGGATTTAGGATAAACTCTACCGTTTTTATTTTTTATTCCAGGGCTTGAAAAAATACCTTTAATTACATATTTTTTATTACCTGAAGCTTCTTCAAGTACTTGTTCCGCGACTACTTTGTCTTCTGCTACTTCATATATTAATTTCATATATACTCCTTTTGTAATTTTTTAAATTACTCTTCATCACTTTTTGGTAAATCAGGTTCAACAGGGTCCCGTCCCAATTCTATAACTGGTTCTGGTTCATTGTTTTCCTGATTTATTTTACTAATTTTGGCAAATGAGTCTTTCATTTGTTTAATTTTATCAAAATCTGATACATATTCTTTTGTACCTTTGTGACTACTAAGTTTTTGTTTTAACTCTTGCTTAACAGCATTCGAAAAATCTGTAAATTTTTTGTCTTTTACATTATCTATCGTATCTTGTTCTAATGGCATTGTTTTCCTTTATTTTGTTGTTTAATACATTATATTTATATTAACGCAAACTTAAAATCTATGATGTAAGTTTACGCTTTGCAGTTAGTGCTTTTTGTTTAGCTCGTGACCACAATGTTGTACTATTTGCTTTACCTCTAGTAAATGTTTCTGTTTTCATTTTTGCTGCACTCATTAATAATTCATCAGGTATTTTAACACCAGTTGAACTCATTCTTCCTCTAATATATAATCTTATAACAGGAAACGCACCAATACCTTTCATAGCGGCTCTAATAGACTTATATGTCATATTAATAGGTAATTTTTTTCTTATTCTATTTTTGTTTTTGTCTAATATATATTGTACTAAAATTTGTCGTTTTGATGTAGGCAACCAATGAAAGTTACACCCTAACATATATTTAGATGTAGAACTTATTACCATAACTAATGGTGTTTTATCATAAGTTTGTGTTTTGTCTTTTGCGTCATACACAAAAGTTATTAAATTGCCGGGTTGTAAGTGTTTTTGTATAGGAACTTTTGATTTTTTAACGAGATTTTTTAACATTTCCATAGACTCTTTAGGTGTTAATTCCCTAGCACCTAAATTTTTAATCTTGTCTATAGCACCTTTTAAAATGTTCATTTTAAACCTTTAAAATTTGTTTAAAAATAGTATAACTTACGCTATACTATTTCCACTTGCTGCATTAGCTTGACCTGGTTCTGAAAACTCACCTTCACCAACTACCCAGTCACTAAAACTAAATGTTGCTGCAAACTCTTGAATTCCACCATCTGCGTCATCAGCTAATTCAATTGCATCCACACCTGATACCCATACATTGTGAAATGTGTAAGTTACTGTAGGTTTACCTAATGAGTCTAATTGAGTTACTGAAAGTTCTCCAAGAATATCATTTGGTGTACCACTATGCGTATTCTTTGAAAATCATCTGCACTTC